GTCGTGGGCTAGCTGTTGCTCCGCGTTCGTGAAATCAAGCGCCTTGCTCTGGCACTTGAATACCTCGCCGTCGAGGGTTATTTGTATCTCTTGGCGGAACGTGGACACCGCTACGCCCCCTCTACGCTGGCGAGGGCGTCGTTAACGCCCGTGAGGTACGCCCCGACCCACGCCGCCTAGGTGCGTTGCGTGCCGCGCTCTAGGAACGGGTTAGGTGCAATCCCGTGGGCTAGCCACCCGTTGTGGATAGGTGGCCCGTACACAATGTCGGTACCTACCACGACGTCGCTACCCGACACCTCGGGACCGACCGACCCCGCGAGGGCGCCGGTACGGTGCGGGGCGGTGGCCGCGCTGGCGTCGCTAATGATGCGCCCCGCGGCGCCCGCCGCCTCGCCCAAGTCGCCTAGCTTGCGCGCCGCGGCGTCGAGGGTCGCGGCGAGGCGGGCGGCGCCTTTTATGTTGTAGGCAATCACGCCGCGGAGGTGGCGAGCGGTGGCGGGGCGGCGTAGGTGCGGGTCGGTGCCCCGTCTATCGACCACTCGAAATCGGACGTCAAGCGCGGGCCAACGTCGCCCCCGTAGGTGTCGCCCGGTATCTCTATGGTTACCTTGCCCGTGATTACCGGGGCGTTGGCGACGTCATTCGGGGTAAACGTGAAGTCGACTACCTCTAGCGAGTGATTCCATAGGTAGTCGATTACGCCGCCCTCCGCCTCGCCCAAGTCGAAATCTTGCACAAGGGTTCCCGAGAGTTTGTGCCCGTCGAGTTTGCGGGGCGGCGACTTGCTGTCGCCACATAGGGTCGTCACGGCGTCGCCGTCGTCGCTGTAGGCGGTCACTATCCGTATGTTGGTCACTTGGCACGACACCTCTAGCGGCGTGGCCGCGCCGAGGGCGAGGGTTCCGTTTTTTACGTGCGATTCGTTAATCAATGTCAACACCTCCGGTAAAGGTAAAGAGGTAGGCGGGTAGGGGCGGGTTGTCGAGGGCGAGGCGGTAGGCGACGACCCGGTACGCCTCGACGTCGAGCGAGGCGCGCACCGCCGCCGCGAGGTCGTCGAGGGCTAGCCACGCGTCGGCGTTCCAAGGTCCCGGGGCGAGGGCGACGACCTCCCACGACACCGCCGCCGAACACATACCGTCGTAGCTGGCGGCGGAGTGCGTGACCAACACACACGGCGGGGTCGCGCTACGGGCGTCGGCGGTGGCGGTGGCGTCGGGCGGTAGGTTCGCCTCTAGCTTGCCCACCATTTCGAGGGCGGCGGCGTAGGCGCCCATCTACGCCACTACCGAGCGTTGGTAGTTCCCTAGCCCGAGTAGCGCCCGTACGTCGGGGTCTTGCGGGATGACGGTAACCCCGACCTCTTGGAATGCGGCGATACCTTGCACCGAGGTACGGCGACCGTAGAGGCGGGCGGCGTAGATTACCGCCGCCTCATCGACGGCGGGGGGCCACGTGACCGACCCCGACCCGTCGTCGGGGTCGAGGTCGGTACGCCACGTGGCTATAGCGTCGTTAGCCGCCGCCACCGCCATAGCTAGGGCGTCATCGTCCGCGGGGCGGGCGGGCGATAGCCCGAGGTGCTTACGCACACTGTCGACGGTGGCGGGCATGGCTAGCGCCGTTCCCGAGGGGCGGGGGCGGTCGAGGCGGCGGCGGTGCCCGGTATGGCGGTGGCGGTGCATTTACAGATAGCGCCGCCCGCGGTGACGGCGGGTAGGGCGCGTTGCTCCGCCAGTATCACTAGGAGGTTTTTCACGAAGTAGTCGGCGTGGCTATCCGACATGAACACGCCCATAGCGTTACGGGCAAACACCGTTACCCCCGTGGAGAAATCGCCTACCCACGACTCGCCTTGCACGACGTCGGCGGAGACTAGGACGGGCAACCCCCAAACGCGGGTAGTCGGGATGGGTCCCGTTACCGTTTCTTCCATTACCCGCACGTCGAGGGCGGCGAAGTCGAGCGGGTTCATAATCACGGCGTTAGCCACCGTGTACCCCGCCGTTTGCACCGTCGCCAGCCCGAGGCGGGTCGCGTAGAGCATGTCGGCGCCATCGACGGTAGGGATTATCCCGCCCGCCGCCGACGCCGCCGCGAGTGCGGCGATTACGCCCGCCTCTAGTGAGCGGAACACGCCGCCCCGTAGGGCGCCCTCAATGATGCTTTGTATTTGCGGGACGTCCTCTAACGCTTGGCGGGATAGCGGTTTATGGTGCGCGTAGGTCTGTAGTGAGGCGGAATGCGGGGTAGGCGGGAAGTCGATTTCCGGTTTCGCCTGCCCCTCGGGCACTACGGGCGCCTCGGGAAACATCGCGGGCCACGTGTACCACTCGACGCTATTTGACGACACGGTGACCCGCCCGCACACGTCGAGTAGGGGGGTCGCCATCTTCCACGGGGTCGGCTTGAAATAGTACGGCGGGATGGTTCCCGGGAACCCCTCGACCATGACGGGCGCCCGCTCGAAAAGTAGCGGCGCCTCGCCTAGCTCTAGGGACCCTCGCCCGTTGTAGCCCGACCCCGACAGTTTCGCTATGAGCGGGTCGGTCCAGTGTTCGGGCGTTTGGGCGCCTCGGGTGGCGAGGGCGCCCGCGGGAGCGTGGCTACCGTCGTCGGTTGTCTCGCTCAACCGCCCGCGGAGGGCGGCGTAGGCGCGGGTGGCGTCGACTTGGGCGCCGTAGGTCGTTAGCTGCGAGTCGATGGCGGCGCACCGCTCTTGCATGGTGGCGAGCGAGGCGCGTTCGGTGTCGGTGAGGTCGCGGGATTCGCCCGCGGCGGTGTCGGCTAGCGAGGTGGCCGCGGCGGTAAGTGAGTCGCGTTCCGCGGTTAGCTGGCGGAGATAGACAAGCATGGGTAACCCCCTCGGGGTTGCGAGTTACGTACGGGACGGTTCGCAAGTGCCCATACCAAGTGCCCACGCCTCGGGCGGCGGGTGGGGTGCCAAGTGCCCGGGGGGTCGTCGGCGGCGGGTTACGGCGGCGGCGTTATGTGCTAGCGGTTGGGACTATATACCGAACCGCGGGAGCGGGTCTAGGTTCACCTCGGGGCGGTTACCGAACGGGGCCAGGATGGCGGCGAGGTCGGGCACCTCGACGGCGGCGCGGGTGGCGAGGGTTACCGCCCCGTCGTAAGCGCCCACCGACACTAATGACACCTCTTTTAACACCGCCTCGGTTACCTCTAGGGCGCCGTCGACGCCCCGCCGTGTGCGGTTATGTACGGGCGCGAACCCTACCGACATTTGCGGTAGGTACCCGTCGTGTACGTCGGCTAGCACCTTGTCGCCCTCGGCGTCGGGGCGCACCCGCCACACTCCTACCAACCCGTCGGGCGAATCCTGCCACCCGTCGCGGAGTGACAACCCCACGGCGGCGCGCCCGTGTTGGTGCCCGAGGCATAGCGGGATACGGTCGCCCCGCTGGCGTATCGAGGTGGCGAAACACCCGGGTAGCAACCGCTCGCCCCGGGCGTCGCCCGTGAGGTAGGAGGTTTCACCGTAGGGGGCGCACCTCCCGACTATCTCCCGACGCGACACGGTGACGTCGCGTATTTCCATGTCTAGGGCGTAGTTCATACGGGAACCCCCGAGGGTTGCGGCGCGGGTGGCGCGGGTGGCGGTGGCGGTGGCGGTGGCGGCGGTGCGGTGGCGGCGAGCGGTGGCATGTCCTCTAACACCCGCACGTCGTCGGGCGTGAGGAAACCCGAGCTAATGGCGACGGCGTAGGCGTCGTAGCGAGTCTTGGTATCCGCCCGCTCTAACCCCGCCGTCTTTATTTTTAGGGTCGTACCCCGCGGAAACTGTGCGTCTAGGGTCGACTCGATACGGCGCACCCACGGTAGGAGCGTGAACGACCGTAGCTCTATCATGCGCGACTCGACGTTGGCGTAGGTCGAGCTATCGCCCGGTACCCCGAGCATGTAGGGCGGGCACCCGAACGCTAGGGCCACGTCGCGTAGCGACCATTGGCGGGCCACGTCTAGGGCGGCGTCGAGGGGCGTTACTTGTATCGGGGTAAATGCGGTGGTCGCGTTGAGTACCGCAATGGAACGCCTCGCCCCGCCGTGTTGCTCTAACCATTTCCGTTTGAGGTCTTGCGCCTCGGTTTCCTCTAGGTGCGGTTGGCTCGATTGGAGATAGCCCGCGGGCACCCCCGAGCTATACATACCGCCCGTGTAGCTACGGGTGACGATG